GCAACTGCTGTTGCACCCAGTGCTTGCTTGGCATAGGCAACAGATGCTGCGCCATTAGATTGTGGTGTAGCACCAAGTGCTTTACCAGTTGATGATACTAGTGTCGCTAGGTCAGCGATAGTAGTTAATGATGCTTCAAGATCTGCTTGATCTTTTGCATATAGATTTACAAGAGTTCCATCAGATAACTTATAGTTAACCTGAAACTTTGTTGACTCAGATGCAGCCATTTATTTTCCTCCAGTTTGTTTTATTGTTAAGCGAAGTGAATCAGGTGCTTCCTTCTTTGGTACGAAGCCAAGCAACTTTTCTACCTCTGTTGCATCAACAGTACTCCTGCCGGAAACTGTTGTCCAACTTACCTGGATACCACTAGATGTAGTTCCAAGTAAACCTTCAAAGCTAGTGCGTAAAGAATCTTTCTCTTTCTCTAGCTCTTTGATCTTGTTATCTAACTGTAAATAAAGTAATGCGTTCTTGTCAACATCTGCATCCGCAATGACCTGTTCGTCAATTGCGATACGTTCTTTTTTTAGACCAACGCATCCCATCTCACCAGACTCATCATAGTATTTACAGTAACTCTTACAGAAACTTTGATCACGCTCTGGCTCTGGTGCTTCCGTTGACTCCTTGATAGCAGCCAACCAGTTCAATGCTTCCTCTGCAATAGCTGGATCATATGGTTCAGAATGAACCTTAACATCTCTCTCATCACCATCACGGGCAATGGCTACAAGATTAACATTACGAGGTTTCCCCTTCCCCGACTTGTCAAGCAGATAGCCATACACCTGCACTTGCCAGCGCTGTTGTTGCGATGGGAAGTAGGATAGATTCTTAACCTTAACGGTTTTCCAATCTATCACATCTCCAGTTTTAGGTACGAATAAATCTATGTGGGCTTTCATACCGTTGTATTCAACCTCTGTTTCAACCCAGTACTTCTCACCTTTAGGATCTGCTACACCGATAGCATCCTCAATAGCAGCGTGGATAGCAGTACCCATAATGGCAGCGAGTTTCATCTCATTGTCATTGGTTTCAGGTTGATCGTTAAGACGATACCAAACCTTACGCCGACATCCACCTAACTCCGATGGACCAATCTGCGCTTGCTTAGACCTTGCTCTACTGGCATCCTTAGCTCGCAGTACTTCTAGTAATAATTCTTTTGGATCAGTCATCATCTGTTAACATCTCCTCTATTGACTCAAGGTTTTCTTCTACAGTTGTTTCTACATCATCGCCAAAATTGTCCATAATATGATTTGTTATAGCCCAAGTTAAATTATCTATAGATTTTAAAACAGAATCAATAAAAATCTGAGGCCAATCATCACCTCTTAATTTTAAAGATTCTATTAATGCAATTAACTTTGCCTCTTCATAATCTGGTTTTTTATTAATACTCAAATCCATTAGTCCTCTTTCATATGCCTCATTAAGTGCGAACTGTAATGTCTTTTCCATAATCAAATTCTATCCTGAGTTACAATTTGTACTGGGAGGCCAGTGTTTACATCAAAGCGTGTTGCACAAAGGATTGCTTCCTCAGCAAAATCCTCTGCTAGTTCTAAGCCCCAGGGACCAGATGCTCTTTGCTTACAAGCGTATAGATAACCGGTAGCAAACTGACCACCAGAACCTATAGCGTATAGATCTGAATCATTCTGAATAAATGACATATCACAAGCTATATGAAATAGATTTCCATTAAAAGATATTAGGTAGTCAAAGCCACCATCTTTCTTATCAACATTAGCCCAGTCATAACCACCATCAGTAAATGCTTTGATGATAGATGGAATTACTTTCCTACCCATATGTTGTACTGGATCATCGCTACCTTTAAATGCAGGTGGCTTCCAGTTGTAAGAAAGAATATCTCCTGGTCTAGTATCACCAGTAATTCCTATTAGATACTTACCGACTTCAACTATCTTTGGTGTAGCTGTTGAGATAGTGCGTAAGTTATCTTCAGTTATCTGCGAATCTGCAGCAAGTACTACTACTTCATCGGTTTGTATACCAACGAGTGTTGTCATTACCCCTCCTATGTCTTGAGATAAGTATAGCACGACACGCCACGAAGGGCTTAATGCTTTATACTAGGCAGAGAATGTCGTTACAATACCGAGTGTGAACGAGGTAAAACGGTACAGGCGCTACCCTCAGGTAGCGCAACGGTAACAGTATGCGGCTCCGTCTACCAATCCTGCGTAAAAACAAGGAAGACTTACCTCCAAAATTCGGTACAGATCTAAGGTCCTTAGGACCACTACACGCCTGTCCTTGTGGCTCCAAGGTCTTCTCTATCCTAGCTACCTTTGATAACTTTGAGATCTCCTGGTATATGTTAGATGCAACCTGTGCTAACTGTGGTAATTTAATAATTGTTCCTTGTCCAGTAGATGATCCAAGCAGGGATATTTAGACATAAAAAAAGAAGCCCCCCTGTTTCCAGGGGAGCCTCTGTGTAGCCTCGCAGTATTCTAGTTTACTCTGAGCCTCTACCAAATTCTGAGGCTGATGGATCTAACCACTTCAATACTGGACCTGCTAGGCCTGCTAATGCTGCTGCTCCTAGTTGCTTAGGATCTTGAATACCGCTTACATACAGTGCAACTGCTGCTGCTGCTGCTGCTCGGAACCAAGTTAATACTACTTGCTTGAACTGTGGGTTCATTTATTACTCCTTTATTTTGTTTTGCTATGCAACTTGCAACAGGTGCAAACTGCAGGTTTTGCTACTGGATAAGCCTTCTTCGCTGGTGTTGGTGTAACGGATGCAACTAATACCTTTAAAGGATTAGGTTGATTCATCCACCAGAACCAAGGTGAAGTGTCATTTCCAGAACCATCATTGATAGAGATATGAAGATGCTTATTATGGGGATTGCTACCACTGTATTTACGATTGCCTTCTTTTGCTCTTTCCTTAGACCAGATCTGTCCTTGGAAAATTAGGTACTTAACTCGCTCATCTTCTTTTAACTTCTCAAAGATCTCAACACAATCAATACCATTCTTAGGATCGTGGGTTAAATCAACAGCGAACCCAGTGTTATGATCTGAGTTAGCACTTTGTTTTAAATGGGCTGCCGATGGTAATAGTCCATCCGATGCCTTCTTGCGTAACGGCTTTAACGCTGTCGCTTGACGAAGCACTGCTATTGCAGCAGGTGTTGCTTTCTTTGCAAGTATTTTCATTTGACATCCTCATCCTTTTTCTTACTCTTCAGTCCATTGGCAGATACGATTCCTGCAAGGGTTCCAGTAAGGAACACAGACAGGGTTGATACTAGATCAATAGCAGCTTTATCATTTGGTGCTTGCTCACCTAAAGGTTGGGTAATAAACAAGAACGCATACAATAAAGAAAATACTGAGCCAGCAAATACAATTGCTAGAATGATTCCTATAGATACTATTAACCTAGCGTGTAACTCTTCAGCGCTTAATCGTTGACGTGTCATTGTATCCCTCCGGTAATAAGTCTTTAGTACATTGTCCGTAGGCTATACATTCAGGAGGATTGCACTCAGGCTTTTCCCAATTTTCAAACTCTTGGCACGGGTATCTCATCCAACCCTGATAGCCACAACCCGTTAAAAAGGCAACGCTAGTTACGATTAAGAAGGATGCGGTAAATTTCCTCAACCTGGCGCTCCAATCTATCAACGGAATCTCGGAGGCTAGAGCCTCCATTCGGGCGAAGCTCTGATAGATAATGCTTTACAAGGTGTCTTACTCCCATTGCTAATGCACCGACTATACTTATTATAGATACGGTTAATCCAGCCCATTCATTCGGGGACATTCGTTCTCTCCTATACGGTCCTGATAGTTACGATTAGATTGCCACCGTAACCGGAGAATCTTCTATCGCTTGGGGTTTTATTTACAAAGTCCATCTCTTCAATCAGCCCAATGAATGACTCACCAGTTCTGAAATCCTCTACTCTAATGGTATCTCCAAGGTTTTCAATCTGTTCTAACTCTGTCATACGATCATAAGCTGATCCTTCATAACCTGTTTCAACTCCGAAGTGATCGCTCTCGTGGTCGTAGCAGACCAATGGGAACTGAATCAAACGCTGACGAGGAATAGCAGGTAGTGCTTTGATCTGATAACCAGTAAACAAAGGACCCTTAGATGTATCAGTAGTTGATCTAGTCAGGGTAAAGTTAAAGCCCATATACTCTTGAGCACCGATTGGGTAGTTGATATTAACCTCAGGTGTAGTACCACCTTGAGTAAAGGTACCGATACGGAAGAAGTTATCAGATGAATCAATAGAATCAATATTAAATCCACCATTAGTATTATCTACACGAGCTTGTAGTAACTTAAAGATCTTACCTTCTAGTGTGTTGTATCGGATATAACCACTACGCAAGTAACCCTCTGCTAATAACTCTGATGCAGATTGAATATAGATATTACCGTCAGCACCATTACCAGCATTACAAAATGACAAACGATTAGTATCGCCTAAGAAAGCACAGGTTGTTGTGTGATGCCCTAAGGTATCTGCTGGATCGTATAGATCCCAGGCATAAGCAAAGATTAAACTCTGTCCAAACTGTGTGCCTAGATCAATACGGGTAACACCTGCTTGTCCATCAACACCAGTTGCTGCCCATATGTATCTATCTCTAAAAGCAAAGTCATAGACTGGCTGAGTTGATTCAAATAGTAATGGACCGTAGTTAATAGATCCATCCTGATCAGAGATCGCGGCAATACGAACACCTAGGCTAGTACCAATAGCCATATAACCTAGATAGTATGAGATCTTAAAGCACTTCTCTCCTACTGGTAACTCAGCAGCAGTAATAGCTGAGGTAAGAGTTGGCATAGCGCCAGCAGTAGTAAGGGTAAACTTATAGATATTAGATTGGATACCGCTATATCCTGATACATAAATAGCAGCACCAGATGAGGTGATACTAGTAAAGATATGGTCAGCATCATTATGAGAATAAACCGCAGCAGGTAATGATGTAGCAGTTGAGGCAAACTCATAGATCTTGTCATTGACTGCCATAATCAAACGCTCTTTGGTGTACTCAATAACAGCGTTAGTTACGGTAATGCTGTTCTCACTAATCATTAAGGTAGGTGATATAGAGCTATCATCAGTTAGCAACTTCTTATATACTCTTAATCTTGGAGTACCGCTATTAAGTACGTTGGTAACCCAGTAGGCAAATACACCATCATCACAGATAGCAAATACTGGGTAGTCTGACCCTGAGTTATAATCAATAAAGTGGATAACCTCAGCAACACCAGTTCCTACTGGAGATACAGCAGTTGATGGTACATCAGTATTAGTCTTAGCATAGGTAAAGGTAGTAGTAGTAGGTACTGCAGTAATCCTATAGGTACCATTAAAGGTAGCATCTACACCAGTAATAACAATCTCCATACCAATACATAACCCGTGAGGTGCAGTAGTAGTAAGTGTTGCTACGTTAGATGTTAAAGCCTTGTTGCTAATAGATACTGTAATTCTTGGGAATACTTTATCAACATCATACTCATCGGCTAGTAAGATACCATCATAGGTATTACCACTTGTTGCCCATTGGATTGATCTAGAGAACTGCCAAGGTCTACCGTTGGTATTAATACCACCAGTAGTAGTATGGGTATCAAATACAGATGACAATAATGTGGCTTGTCCTCTAGTCCAAACATCTACACCTTTAGATTCGGTGTACTGGAAACGAAGTGACTCATCGTTAATAGGTTCAAAGAACTTAATGCCTTGTCCAAAGTGGAATGAACTCTGTGAGCGTAGCCACCAACCAGTAAGTGTCTGCTCACCAGGCTCTCTAGTCTGGTCAATCTGTTGCTTACGATACTGCGCTGTTACTCTGCGATAAGGTGTTTCATCGGAGGCGTTAACAAAGAATGGTTGTCCAGCAATTGCTATGTCGTATGCGACACCAGTAGCTGAGTAGTTGGTAGAACCAGCAGGATTGGATAACGGTACCGGTATCCGTTCGGTGATGTCACTGCCATAAGCCATTGGTTCTCCTTAAAATAGGCATAAAAAAATGGACAGTTTAACCTCGGTGTCCAGGAGGAATTGCTAACTTAAATTAAAGAGCTGGTACTTCAACCCAAGAGGTTGTATCTTCATCCCAGCGATAGAACTTGTCATCAACTGGCATAGGAGTTGGTGCTTCCCAAAGATAAGTAGTTGAGTTTAAAGACCAAGATGGATATGGTTGAGGTGCGGCAAAGCCAATACCATCAAATGTATATCCAATACCTGCATAGTTTTTATGGATAGGAAACTTACCGCCTGAGTGAACTCCACCAAAGGTGTTATAGGAAGTTTGTACCCATTGCCCACCTAGATTTTGTTCACACCAATCTGGTCCATCGGCAACGATTACCTGAGTAACAATTCCGTCTTCTACTTTTGCATAGTGACCCATTTATTTATCCTTACTTTCTCCGTAGAGAGTTGCTGTGTTTACTAATTTAACATCACGCTTTGTAACTATTCCGCCTTTTTCATCAAGCTGTGCTTTGGCGGTAATTTCATCATCGGCAATAATATGAACTAACATATTTACCTCATAGCTAAAACATTGAGTTGGTTTAGTTTCTTTTATTTTACTTACATTACTCATATTTTCCCTTTGTTAGATTGCATATCGGATGATAACTATACCGCTACCGCCGTTTCGTGGAGCGAGAGAACCTGTATTTGCGCTTCCTGCTCCGCCACCTGTATTTGCAGTTCCATTTGCAGAGGCTCCGCCACCAGCAGTTGCAGTTCCAGCAATAGTTGTACTTGCTCTACCTGCTCCACCGCCACCTCTTGCAACGCCATCAATATCCGATGTTAGACCTGCTCCGCCATTTCCACCATAATTGGCTGTTCCACCATTTTGTCCAGGACCACCAGCACCACCACCACCGCCCATTGAGCGATAAGTTGCGTTATCTGTTGATGCTGAACCGCCTGCATAACCTTGTGTTGGTGAAACAGCAGAACCACCTGCCGTAGTTCCTGTTGTTACAGCGCGACTTCCACCACCTGAACCGCCAGAATTTCCTGAGGCTCCAACGGTTGAATCTCCACCTCGCCCACCGCCAGTTGAAGTAATTGTACTAAATACCGAATTGTTACCATCTGTTCCACCAACGCCACCTGCACCAATAGTTACGGTGTATGCTTGTGCTGTTAAAGACAAAGAAGATTCTGCGCTTCCGCCTCCACCAGTTGTTCCAACTGAAGTTCTATATCCTCCTGCGCCTGAACCAGCATTTTCGTTTGTTCCAGTAACACCACCGCCACCAGCAATAACTAAGTAATCAGCAGTTAATGATTGGTTTGGAGTAAATGTTCCTGAGCCAGTAAATGTATGAATCCAATAAGTACCATCAGTTGTTACTGTTCCACCTGTTGCTTTAGCAACATAAGATGGAGTTGTATTAAAAGTTCCTGAAGAAGTAAATGTGTGTATCGTGTAACCACCAGATGAGGTAACAGTATTACCACCTGATGCTTTTTGAGAACCTGAGTAACGGGCTATAACAATTCCTGAGCCGCCTGCGCCGCCGTTAGAATTGTAATTTGCCGAACCACCACCACCGCCGCCAGTATTTGCAGTACCTGCAACACCATTATTTGCGCCAGCGCCACCGCCGCCAGCACCACCTGCACCATTATTTCCAGTATCTGAACCACCACCGCCACCACCTGCGTAAGTTACGGATGAACCAGTAATTGAATTTGCTGTACCAGCACCACCATCACCACCGCGACTAACTGTGTCAGCATTTTGTCCAACAGCACTTGCACCGCCACCGCCACCGCCATTAGAGCTAGTTCCGCCTTGATGCCAACCTCTACCGCCATTATTTCCTTGAGATGGAGAAGTTGAAGGTGTGTTACCGCTACCACCTGCCATCGTTGAATTTGCTGTACCAGGTCTAGCACCGCCGCCGCCTGAACCACCACTGCCTGAAGTAACTGTGTCTGTTCCTATTGAACCTGCACCACAACCACCACCAGTAGATGTAACGGTTGTTATGCCTGAGCCAGCAAAAGATGAATCATTACCGTTGTTACCTAAAACTTTAACTCCACCAGCACCGCCTGCGCCTACGGTTATAGTAAATGCAGTATTTAACGCCAGAGATAAAGCAGTTCCACCAATAGATGTACGATAACCACCAGCACCAGCACCGCCGCCTCCAGGTTCGTTTCCACCGCCACCGCCACCGCCACCAGCGACAACAAGATAATCAACGGATAACGCTAGGCGACCTGTAATGGCTGAGGCTAAAATTCCTATAATTGGCATTAGGCTATATCTCCTACCACTAAGAATGTATTTGAGGCAGTACAAATTACTGAAGCTGTTGACCATTGTGCTCTAAGTTTAGGAGCAGTAGCTGTAGCACCAGTTGAGTTAATAGTTACACCAGCACCTTGTGCAAAGGTAACCTGACCTGCACCAAATTGAGCGATATTAATAGTATCATTAGCAGAGAATACTGATGGTGGAAGTGTTAGTGTAATAGCACCAGCATTACTCATAGTTACTAGATCATTAAGATCACCTGCTACTAAAGTATATGTGGTACCAGTCTGAGTATTAATTCCTAAAACTGAACTAGAAGAACCTGTAGCACCAGTCGCTCCTGTAGGTCCCGTAGGTCCTGTTGGACCCGTTGGTCCTACAACTACACCAATGAGTGATATTGACATTATGCTATCTCCGATCCGAAGGCGCTAAAGGCGCAGTCATTATTTGTTGAACTTACTGTAATTACATCTGCTGCATCCATAGTTAAACCAGATGTGTAAGCAAATGTAACTTTAGCGTTTAGCACTAAACCGTTTACTATATATTGATTTGTTGCTAAAGTAGCACCATCTTTGCGAATTGCTATACTGATAGTTGAATCAGTAGTACCAGTATTCACTACGTTAATAGTAGATATTACTGCTTCAGTCGCAGAAGGCACCGTATATAAATCGCCTGATGTGCTTGCTGGGGCTAGTTGCCCTAAGACTTTGTATGTGGTTGCCATTACGCTAGATCTCCGATCACTGTGAAGTTATTGCTTGAGGTACAGATAATCGTTGCTGCACTGTATCGTGCTCGTAGGTTAGGTGCAGTTGATGTAGCTCCAGTTGAAGTTAGAACAGTAGTTCCATCGTTACGAATCTGAACTAGTCCTGCTCCAATACCTTGAACGTTAATCTGTTGTCCAGTAGTAAAGACTCCGTTAGGTACTGTTAGAGTTAAGGTACCAGCATCTGACATAGTAATTAACTTATTAACATCTCCTGCTACTAGTGTGTAGTTAGCGACCTTAGCGTTTATGGTTAAATCAACTGTTGCTGGAGTAGCCCACTTGATTCCATTAGTAAGTGTTGAGTCTGCAGTTAATACTTGACCATTAGTTCCAACACCTTGACGAGCAATAGTCGCTGATGCTGTGGCAACTAGTAAGTCACCTTTTGCTGTGGCAACTGATTTAGCAACGGCACCATCTGCTGTAGCCACACCAGTTGTGTAGAATGTTAAGTCATCTGAAGTCACAACGTGACGTGCTGTTGCACCGCCTGAGTGCGATATAGCAGATGATCCAGCACGACCTCTTACTATCGTAAAGGTATCGCTAGATACTGCAGTGATAAAAACAATCTCTTCGTTTTGTGTATCAGGATCAAGAGCAACTGTGAACTGGTCTACGTTACCGGCGGCTAATGTTACGCCACCCAATAGAGCAGAGCCAGTACCAGTAGCTACAGTCATAGATGTAGCGCTGTTTGATATACCGGATGCCAGCGTTGTTTCAACGCTGATGGAGCTATATTTACGGGTCATTAACCTTCCTTACCGAGTGTAGTGTAAACGAATTGGGTATCTGTCTTTCAGCTTTAGTGCCTCTTCGTTTAATCTCTGTTGGTACAGAGCGAAGATATAACGAGAAGAAGCAACGCCAGCGTTAGATGGAATTTTGCTATCAGCGTTATCAGCTTCAGCAGATGAAAGATTGATACGACCTGAATCTAAGAATGATAGTAATTTGTATGAAGCACCTAGAGTCACTACATCCTGAGATGATTGTGGTAATCCAGTAACATCTGCAAAGTCATCACTGTTAGCATCTAAAGTATTAGGAACTGTGGTGTACCAAACCTGAACTGTTCTACCAGGTTGGATATTCTCATAAAGGCTTACTGTGTTAGTTGTATTAAAGGTTGCAGCATTAGCCATACCATCTGCTCTCCAACGATTAATTGGTAGCCACTCTTGGCTTGATCCAGTAGTCTGCCAAGATAGATACAAGATTGATTCTAAATCATCTGGTAATGGGTATGTAGTTTGTGAAGCATTAAAGGTAAAAGTAAATGATGAGATAGCCCAGAGATTAGGGAATAGCCCATTGATAGTATCGTTGATAGCCTTCTTAATGGCAGACCTTGGGAATGTTGGAGCCAAAGTTATCTGTGCATATTGAGCGTGTGGTGCAGGTGTTGTTCCCTGATAACCACGACCAAAGCCTGGGATTACGTTAAGTACGCTATCTGCTTTATCAAAGGAGTCAATCCAGATAAGTTCATCATCAATTTCAATAACACCTTTAGCAAGATTAGAAGATGAACCGATAGTGATCTCAGTACTAGTAGTAGTTAGTCCTGCTGGATTAGCTACATAACTAATGCGATCTTGACGAAGGGTGTAACCTTGCAGGTTAGACCTGATCTCATCAACCATTTCATTTAGCGTACTCATTTTCCTTCTCTCTGTAGAACTTTAAATTGCTTTGTAATCTTTCATCTTTAGGACTTAACTTAACTGCCATCTTGCCGTGCTTTACTGCTGACTTCCAATCACCTAACTGCCAAGCTGATATGGCGCATAAGTCATCGGCCATATGTCCCCAAGCCCAAGACTCTGACAAGAAATCTGTCATCTTCTCAGTAATACTTTTTGCTTTAGTAGCAGTTTCAAAACACTCTGGCCATCTTGCTTGCTGGTAGTAATAGTTAGCCAGTGCTAAGACTGCTTCTCTACTGGAGTATTCCTCTATAGATTGTTTCAGATGTTTCTCAGAATTATCAGGATCACACTTGGACATAATCCGAAGTGCATAAGATCTCTCTGCTTTAAATGCGGAGAACTCTAGATACTTCTTTAAAGTTTGTAGTGCATCGTAATATCTTTTACGGTAGTGATACTCTCTACCTAAGTAGTAAAGGTTACGACTGCTATTAGGATCTTCTTCCACTGCCATCTCTAGCATCTCTAAGTACTGTTCTCTAGACTTAGAATCATCTGGGAAGTGATGAATTATAAGGCCGACCTTTGCCCTTGTTTCAGGGATCTTGTAAGGACAGACTGCCTCGTGTATTGGATACCGCCATCTATAACCCTTACGGGCGTGAACTTTAGTACCGTCAAAACTTATTGATGGAGTTCCATCTTCATTCCAACCATAGACGTACTCGTGTATTGGTCTAGTAATATTAAACTTTAAAGCCTCTGGTAGATCCTTCTTCCAATCACCAACTAGAACTTCATCCATATCTAGTGATACGCAGTAATCAATATCAGGTGGTAGTGCAGCTAATGCTGCATTTCTAGAATCATCAAAGCGCCAAGGATCTATCTTGATCTGTATTACATTAATACCTAAAGACTTAGCAATCTCTACCGTCTTATCAGTAGAACCAGTATCTGCTATCAGTAGATAGTCTGCATCTTTAGCAGAGTTATACCAACGTTCAACGTGCTTCTCTTCGTTGAGAGCAATCGTATATACTGCAACTTTCAAAAGTCGTTAACCTCTTTAAGTCTAAGATCGGAATAGCCTGGACTCTGTGTTACTAGATTAGGCTGAGTTATATAACAGTTGTTACTTACTGCCTCTAATCGTAACCCTATATCTATATACCACTCGTAATCTTTTAATCTATTATAGAAGTAATCCATCTTACCTGGCTTTAAACAGTAGGCCTGAGTACCAGTGCTAACTACCTGCTTATACCAGTGATCATTAACTTTAATTAACTTACCAGTTGTTGGTGCTACTAAAGCTCCTAAGTAAAATATATCCCAGTCACTAGGTAGAGTCTGCATTACCTCAGTAAACTTCTCATTGAAGTTATCTACAAAGAGTGCATCATCTTCTAGTACTAAAATCTTTTTGCCTTGATACTTCTTCCATACTTCCGTATGACTTATACGACCAGCAACTATAGGATCAATATCTTCAGCCTTACCATCTATAGCTGAGAATCTTTCAAAGGTTATCCCCAAGTTATCTAACTGTGTGGATATTTGCTCTAATCTATCTTCTCGCCTATCAAGGTTTATTACCACAACAGAGTCAAAGTAATCGTTGATTCTCATATGATGAGATTCTACTACATTCCACCTAACATAAGGATTATTGGTAAGCCAGTTGCATCTGCGCCTGTCGGACCAGTTGGTCCTGTCGCACCTGTCGCTCCAGTTGCACCAGTAGCACCTGCAGGTCCTGTCGGTCCTGTGGCACCAGTGTCACCTGTTGGTCCAGTAGGACCAGTTGCACCAGTTAATCCTATTGGTCCAGTTGGTCCAGTATCACCAGTTGGTCCTGTTGCTCCTGTATCACCAGTCGGACCAGTAGGTCCTGTTGGTCCTGTTAAACCTATCGGTCCTGTCGGACCAGTATCGCCAGTGGCTCCTGTAGGTCCCGTAGCACCCGTTGCACCAGTGGGACCTGTCGGTCCTGTATCTCCAGTTGCACCCGTTGCTCCCGTTGCACCAGTAGGGCCTGTAGGGCCAGTAGAGCCTGTATCCCCTGTCGGGCCTGTATCTCCTGTGGGACCAGTGTTTCCAGTCGCTCCTGTGGCTCCTGTAGGCCCTGTAGGGCCTGTAATTCCTGTAGCACCTGTGGCACCTGTGGCACCAGTTGGACCTGTACTTCCAATAGGGCCTGTAGGCCCAGTTGCTCCCGTAGGACCTGTTGCTCCCGTACTACCTGTAGCACCTGTTGGGCCAGTAGCACCAGTTGGACCAGTAGCACCGGTAGCACCTGTTGAACCTGTTGCACCTGTTGCTCCTGTCGCTCCCGTTGGGCCTGTTGGACCTGTGGCTCCTGTTGGTCCTTGAGGACCTGTTGGTCCTGCAGGACCAGTAGGTCCAGTGGCACCAGCAGTGCCTTGTGGTCCTTGATCATTTGAAATTGCAATGCCAACTTGTGGCGTAATATTTTCTACAACAATTACGGTTTCTGACATTAGACTGTTACAGCTCCCGTCACAATAAATTTACCTTCTAAAATTCTAGTTACTTCTGTACCTGAATCTAATACTAGATCGTAAGCATAACGAGATGGGCTAATAGCACCAGTAGTAGCAGCATCAATAACCACTGTTACTCTTCCTGTTACACCACCCAAAGTTATTCTGCCATTGGCAGTACTTGCTACAACAGTTGTAGTAGATGCACCAACAAATGGGCGCACTGTTAAGGTCGCTGTATAGCCAGTTAGATTCCAGGGTGTACTGTCATTCTTAATTACAAACTGGAAGTTAAATGTGGTTGCTTGATCGCAAACTAAATTATATTTTGAACTCAAGATGAGATCGCTCTCAAGGCTTGCGCTGCTGGCAATCCAGTAGTACCAGCTAAGTAGTTGCAGACACCAGAGTAATCAAGCCAATCATTCCTACTAGTCAATCCTGCAATCTCATTAAGAACGCCAACGGTATCAGTGACAGTTAGTGTGACTGATCTCTGTGCTGCCCATTGACGGGCAGCCAGTGCCTCAGCAACCATAGTTCCTGCTGGTCGGTAGGTGCCACCATTAGCAAGACGATTTAACTCATCATTAAGGGTTGAACCAAATGTACCTAGTGCCACCTTCTACCTCACTTCTTTTTCTTGCGAGCTGCTGCTGCGTTATCTATTAGATTTGGATAAGGTCTACCAGCAGCCTTTGCTCTGGCTTTAGCAGCACTCTTCTGTGCTGGTGTTAATTTCTTAGATGTTTTCTTAGGATTCTTTTTATCCCAGAACGCTACTTTCTTCTTCATTTGCACTTACAATCCCAAGCCCGTAAGGACTTGTTTATCCTAGAGTTTGGATCTCTTGCTGTCTTAGCGGATGTCAATTTAGATTTCATTCCGCACATACGACCACAAAAGGATTTACGTCTACCAGCAGCCTTAGGTGATTTCTTAGCCTCAGCCTTTTTTACTGGAGGTTTAAGGTTCATACCTTGCGCTTTAGCGGATGCTCTACCTGCAGCGTTTAATCCGCCTTTAGGATTCTTACCTGCTTTTCTTTGCCAAGCTGGACTCTTTGCCATACTCTCCATACTTTCCTAGTACTGATCGGACAGTGCCATTCTTATTAATACGGATTATGCAACCGTCTTTAATTTGAATCGGGTTAAATCCATCGTGGCGTTTGTAGCTACCAGATGACATTACTTCTTTTTCTTCTTAGACATTCCCGCCTCTGAAAGAGCAATAGCAATTGCTTGCTTCTTGGACTTAACCTTCTTGGTAGATTTACCAATATTTAGTTTGCCCTTTTTAAACTCTCTCATAACCTTGGCAACCTTCTTAGCGCCTTTGGCCTTCTTCATTGACGAGGTGCTGGCTTACCTACTGCGCCAGTTTGGATTGACTCGTAGTTCATATACTTACGATTAGATGGAGCCTGACGATCTGCAGGTGGATAGATTACTTCTTCGTTCTCATTTTCGTATTTGCTCATAATTACTTCTTCTTTCCCATTTTCTTCATAGCCATTTTCTTAACAGCCTTCTTGCCTGCTGCCTTCTTAGCCATTGCTTTGCCCTTTGCTGTGTAAGGGAACTTCTTTCCGTCTACCATTGGCATAATTGCTCCTTAGTTTTTTAGCGTTAGATTGATACCGTCAAATGCTTTGCCGGCTCCTTGCGATATTTCAACTGCTGCCTTAATGTCTTTCATCTTAGTAGAGCGAGGTTCAATACCTTGCTTTACTGCAGAGTAATAGGCACTAAGTTCTTTGTTATCTTTATTCTCTTTGTCCTTATCCCATCCTTGCCGAGTTGGGAAACAACCTGCAAACATAGGACTATTCTGTTGTAGACACTCGCCATAAGTAGCGTGGTCTTTTGTTTTACAACTAGAGGTACAGTTACTCATATCAAAGTCACATAATCTGAGTAGCCAGCGTTTATTAGAATCTGTGCTACATCGTTTGGAATATCGTACTCGTGTCCACCTAAGTAATAGTAATCAGCATCTGCTAGATCATCTTGGCTAGGTGTCATATTGGTTGTTACTGTCGTACCATTAATTAAGAATGTTAAACATCTTGGAACATCTGTTATAAATTGTTGCGAACCAGTAGGACTTCCACCTGCTAAGGGTCTACCTGCTAAACGAGCATAGTCAGATGCTGGATCTACTATCCAAGTCTGGTTTTCCCAAGGTGTTTGTAAATGATAAGTCACTGGTTTCCTCTCTAGTGATGGAAGGCGGTTTGACCCGCCCCCCACCTAACGGAATTATTAGCCGTTTGTTGCTGCAGACTCAATACGGTATAGAGCTGCTTCGCGGAGTCTTGCGAATCCACCGAAGTAGTACCAACCGATTGTACGGAAGCGGCGCAGAGCATCAATCTCTGGTCCGATTACTGTATTGATATCTTGGCCCATAGCCTCTGCTAGAGCCTCGCGACCAGCTACAACTGCCTTGTAGACGTTGACTGCTGGTGATGCTGTGTTCGCTGCGAAAGGAACACGAGGTGTTTCAATTACGAAAGCACCTTCAATTACACCGACTGCTCCTGGAAGGATTGTCTTTGACACATTGTCTGTGTACTTAACAATATCCTGGAATCCGCCTGTACCTGACTCTGAACGTAGGTCAGCAGATTGACGTGGGTGTAGGTATGCTGCGTACAACTCACCGATACGAGGCAAAGCCTTGTTGGTGCGTAGTTCTGTTACAGCAGCACGAATGTCAGCAACAGAAATAATATCTGCTGAATCAATTGTGTTTGTTGTAGTAGCGTTTCCACCGTAGATTACGTTGGTTCCACCAGTTAGAACTGCGGCAACTACAGAGTCAATAGAATCTGCAGCGTTGTATGCAATGATGTCAGCAAGAGCTGCATCTACATCGTTGAAAGAAGTTAGGTTCAACTTCTTAGTTGTTGTTACGGCTGAGCCGTACTCGTTTAGTGTTACGGTAACTTGTGATGGGTTACCAAGAGCAATTGAGGAAACGTCGGTTGTTTCTGTCAGTGTAGAAGTAGCTGCTGCTAGATCTGAATAGATTGAGAATACAACTGATGATCCTGGCATTGCCTGTTGTACTGGCTTAACATCTGCAATTGAGCGCATTACAGGAATGGAGCGAAGCGCCATTCTTACATACTGATCGTATGCTGCTTTGACTAAATTGCTAATGTCAGCGGTACCGGTGAAACTACCTGTAGGTAGTGCCATTTAGGTATTGCCTTTCGTTAGTAGGAAGTTAGATTCCTGACTCCCGAATTACTTGATCTAACTCTTCGCGACTATTAGCCTTCATAAGTTTTTGATAAACATCAACACCGCGATCTGGTGTAATACCAGATTCTGTTGCTGCGCTCATCTTCCTATAGGCTGCCGCTTGAGCAGGATCTACATTCGGTTGTTGGGAAGTTTCGGTTTGAAGACCAAATACATCTGCATTTGATTCAAGCCATTTTGATACAGACTCCTCAGTTGGGTCTATATCCTGTGGGATAAATGAAGAGATCTTCTGATTTACCCCGCGAGCTGCGAGGGCATCTTTGATTGCTCGTTCTCTCTGCGCTTTATTTAAAGATTCAAAGTTAGCTTTTAGATCTGCCAGCTCTTTATCTTTTTGCTTATTAGCTTTGCGTAGTTGTTTTACGAGATCATTACTTAACGATTCAGTTGTTGTATCTGTATCGTCATCATCCTCGTAGTCGTAGTTGGACATAGTCCATCTCCCATTCGTTGTAGTTACGCAGACCTCATACAGTTCGGGGATACCTGTATGGCTTCTACTACCGGTATTGTTATCTCTCCATTAGGCCGGTGGTTCTAATGGCAGGCTTAGTTAAAAGGAACCAGCTCTATCTCGGCCAAGTGCTCCTGCTGTGGTTCCTGCTTGTCCGCTAAATGCAGACCTCTCAAGTTCTGATAGTTTTTTACGGCGTTGTCCCGCCTCTGCACTACCAGCCAAACCAAATACTTCTTGCTCTACCTCTGCTTGACCGTAAGCATCTTGTCCGTAGATCGCTGCTAACTGTGAACCACGAGGTGCTATATCCGCAACAGCCTGATAACCCTGACGTGCTGCTTCAGCAGTCACACCAAAGCGAGCAAGTTCCTCTGCTCTACTAACAGTAGTACCTAGGCCTTGACCCATTGCTGCTCCACCAATCTCAGCAGCTAATACCTTCTTCTGAATATCTGCTAATCCTCTTGTTGGATCAAGTGTATAAGCAAGAATATCTGCATCCTTTATATCAGGATAGAATTGTTTTAACGCATCCTTAACCTGAGGTGGTGCATCAAGAACCCTCTTCTGTGCAATAGCAATACGATCCTCTAGTTCGGTAGCAGATACATCTCCTGCAATAAACTTTTCAAATCCTGCCTGCTTACCAGTAGCATCCTTAGTATAATAGGTTGCAGGTAATCCATAGTTACGCATAACATTCTGGTATTGATCTTCTAGAGTTACATACTCTGCCTCTGATAATGCTCTTAATCCATTTTTAATACGATCTGCATTAGCAGCAAAACGATTTTGGTATGCCTTAGTTTGGCGTAAAGCTAATGTTAATGATGCCTCATCAGCACCTGTTACTATCAGATTCTTAACATCATCTAATAAAGTACCTAAGCCATATCTATTAAACTCTGTTAATAATATATCATAGGCGGATTGTCCTCTGCGGCGTAACTCTTCAGCCCTTTGAGCAGCTTCACGCTGTTCTAATAATGCTCGTTCATTTGCTGCTATTTGTTCAGCAGTTAAAGCCGTGTTACCACCAATGCCAGTAGGGCCAGAAACTACTCCAGTTGCTGGATCATATGTAGCACCAATATCAGATGCTAGTTTCTTAACAGTTGCTTCGCCTCTAGATACTACACCTGGTGCAGTACTTGCAATTCCAGAAATAGCTTTTTTTAAGCCTGGAACTTTAGAGAGTTTAGGATCTTTTGATAATTTTTGTAAGTCTTTTATTGCTTGCTGAAATTCAGCTTCTGTTGCAACCTTTTTAGTAGCCATAGTTAAGCCTGAAATCCAAAGTCCCTAAGGACCTTAAGTGCGACATTAGAAACATCCCTCTTTGCGTTGTCTGTATATTGCCAGCGAAAATCCTTGCGTAGATTTTTCTCAAAGTCATAGATAGGCATTTCCTTATCTGGGCCAATAGCAGATCTTAGCGTTGGATCTTTTAGGTCAATTGATTCTGGATTTAGTTCTAGTACAGATGCCATAAGGTTTCTATAAGGTGAGTAAACAGTATCAAGATCTATACCTTGTGCTAGTAGATTCTGTACTTTCTCAGGCATACCAAGTCCTGCGATACCGCGAATCTCGCTATCAATAGTCTTTATATCCGTACCGTCTTCAACTCTTTTGGCAAAGGAATCAATTTGAGCTTGATTTAAAGTTACACCATTAGCTCTGGCAGTGCCTAGTATAGACTGACTAGTAAGAGCTACCTTGTCTGTTTTCTTCTGAGCAAACTCTGGAAGTTTTTGAAGTTCACCAACTATAAACTGTGCTTTATCTAATCCACCAGTTCTAATACCATTAACGGTTTTAAATGGGTTTCTTCTCTCAGCACCTTGTAGCAACTTTGTATATTTTGCTAACTCAGTAGAGGTTGGATCTCTTCTTAGTTCAGCCTTAAAGACGGATGTAATTATGGATGCAGCCTGGGTAGGATCAGAAATTGATGCAAATATATCTGGTGCACCAGGACCACCTGTTGCTCTATAGGCACCCTCTGCAGTACCAATTGTAAAAAATTCTACATTAGATAATGTTCTGCCCTCATCTAATGAACGCTGAAATTTATCTTCAAGAAATTTTTGATAAGCTGCTTTTAAATCAGGAGAATATGCACCATTTAATGGAAGGTTAATCCCATACATTATATTTAACTGTTTGGCTAAATCAACTCTTACTTGAGGAGTAAATTTTTGTGCAAGATCTGTACCGGCTCTAACTAATTCAGCAGTAAGTTCTTGTGACTGAACTTCTCCTTGCTGAACATTATCTTGTGCCTGTTTTTTAGCTTTTTTATTTGCCAACTGTGTAGCAAGATCAGCGCGATATTCTTTTATTTGATTAGGACCATAACCAGCTAGGGCTGCCTTACGAGCCTCTTCAGCACTTCCAACTTCACTAACCTCTTTAGAGTCAGCTACTGCTGCATCGTATGTTTTCTTTAAAGCATTATATTCTTTTTGTTTATCCTCTACAAGTTTAACAGCTTCTGCTAAATCTGCAAATACGGGATCTGTAGGAGCAGGCTTATTGAACAAGCCGCCTTTACTTAAACCTTCTAAACGAGATTTGTTTTTCTTAAGGTTGCCTAGTTCGGCTTTAAGTTTACCAAGTTGTTGTTGCTGTTGTTGTAAATTAATAGCCACTACTACTCCCCTAACAATCTACTAAATATAGACATATATGCTGCTTGTGTGTTTTCATTAAAAGATGACAACTCTCTAATCCTTTGTAATGTGCCAACTTTAAGGATATCCATAACATCAGCGTTGCCGCCTACTATTTCAAAGACTTCCTGTTGCTTACGATATTCCTTGTAAGCCTTTACCATTTCCCTCAATACTCCTTGAGTTTGTGGTCTAATGTTTGCGAACTTAGGATCATCCAGCATTGCAGATAAGTCATTTAAAGCGTTAACTCGCTCTATTTCCTTTTCTCTACCCTTACCTAAATATTCTTGCACTAATGGTTGTCCAGCGTTAAAGGTATCTTTCCACTCATTAAATTGCCTACGCAAGATCTTTCTAATAGAAGGATCTGAGATACCAGCCAATGAGTTATCAAACTCATCCTTTTTGTCAAAGTAGGCCTGAACGCCTGCTGCTGTCTGTACCTCTAATAGATAATCTTCTACTCGCTTGTTCTCTCGTAGACCCATAGACTGCATAGTCTTGTAAGCATCCCAAGAAAATCCGCCTTTGTGTGGTATTAAGAAGGCAGCGCCTTCCTTATAAGAGTTAAACAAATCAGAGTTCTCTTCAACAAATTTACCAGAATCTTCTGCGCTGTTAAAATAACCAACAGTCTTACGCTCTGATTCAGATACAGTATAAGGAACTTGGTTAGGATATAACTCTACCCATTTTTGCATAGCAGCATTGGTATCGCCATTGTTCTTTTCTAACAATCCATACCAGGCTTGCTTCCAGCTTGCCTTACCAGAGTCCCTGATCCACTCAGCCATTTCAGATTTAAGTTGAATAGATGGAGAGGCTGGAGCAGCAAAGCCGTAAACGAAACGAACTGCGAGAATAGCTAAAGTAGTATTCTTTACTTTCTCTCTATAGGCTTCTCGTTCAGCAATTGTTGGTGGTACTAGATTGCCAAATTCATCAGTCTTTTGATTTATACCATTACCAGATGCCTCAAGATAAGTTACTGCTTTGCGATAAGCAGAAGCATATTGTGAATCTCTCTCGTCTTGAGAGAACGCAGACAACGCTCTATTAACGTGAGCAGGCATTAATCTAGAGATTAATGGTTGATCAACAGCGTACTTACCTAAAACCATACCAGTAATAGTATCTGCTGCTTTGTCTGAACCTTGGAATGGTAGGAAATCAACCACATTAGCCAACATAGTTACAGACAACGCTCCTGCTGGACCTGAAAAGGTTGGTAATATTGAATCTGGGTTTAAGGATGGTGTTAACATCTTTATAGATCCACCAAATTGTACTGGGAATGGAACCTTAAAATCTTGTGGTATTCCCATAAAACTTAAAGCACCCTGCATTGCTCTATACCCTGGAGCAAAGTGTGGGTAAACAAAGTATGGATTACCTTGATCATCCTTCTGAATCCAGCCAGAGTGATCTAGTCCGTCAAATGTTAATGCTGCCTTTTGGAAAGCCTCGGGATTGTATTTAGCAAGACGACCTAAACGTCTGTAGAAGTCTTCTTGAGCACGATAGAATCTAGCAAAGTTACGCATTGAAAAAGATATTTGAGATCTAATCAAAGGATTGTCTACATAAGATAGAACTTGTGTAATAGCTCTTTCTTCTGCAGCCTTGGCTAATTCTTTTTTAGCATTATTAATTGCTAGTTTGTACTCAGGAGTTCCTTGTTCAATACCCTCAGTCCACTTGTTGATAAATGCTTTCTCAAAACCTTGGCTCCGCATTTCTTTACGAATAAGGATTGATTCATAAAGGGCCATAGGCTGACGAGATATACGAGCGTTGGCAAGGCCAAGCCATACCCAACCATTTTGTACAAGGCTAGATGTTCTCTCACTCTCAGGAACAATTGGTACTAACTCTGGTCCTACATACTCTAATGGTAGATCCTCAATATCCATATTTTGGACATCATCTAAACCTAACTTACCAGTGATTATATAGCTATCAGTATCACCTAATGGTTTATCCGGATCTAATTGACGAATCCTATTTAGAAGATTGGTATTTATCTTCCCGTCTTTTCTTTGTGTTACTAAATCTTTAGCATTTTGATATACTCTTGTAGCATAGGTTATGTCATCTATTTTTAGATCACTAACAGCAGTTGCTTCTTTTTTAAGTTGCTGTCCTCTAGGAGTCTTCAACCAATTAACAAGAATCTGGATTGCCTTATCTTCAGGCAGATCTACGTTAGCAAGAGCAATAGAACCTAGTTCATCATTTCCATAGAAGGAAACTCTCATTAACCAACCGATTAGTGAGGCTTCACTCTTATCGCTAGTGATTGCTCTAGTACCAAAGCCAGCAATATTTGCTGATTGTGCATACTGTCTAGTAGCAGTACTAAAGTCTAATCTAAGAGGTTGTGCTCCCACGCCAAGGTCTTTGACTAGTTGCAATACACTCTCATTGTAAGTAGCACCAGAGGCAAAGTTCATACCGCCTTCAGATACCGAGGATAATAGATTGTCTATATTGCCATAAACAATTTGATCAGTCAGTATTTCTATAGACTCATCGTCTACTAATTTAATATTAAAATTACGCAGGAAGTTATCTATTTTACCTTTAGACAAAGCCTGAGCAAGTATCTGCCTAGTTTGTCCTGCTACTCCACCTTTAATGCTTTCTTCTACTTCAGAAATTTTTAAGTTAAGTGCTTTTGCTTTTTTTGACTTTGGATCTAAAGATCTTACCTGTGTCTTGAGCTGAAATAATTCTTCTCTTCCAGAAACAATTTTCTCATCAAGTGCTTTGATGGCTGCAACATTTGCTTCTGCTTCTTTTTTGTTTATAAATCTCATCATTACGCCAAGTGGATTAGCAGCGAACTTCTCTGCACTGGTTAGACCAGGAACAGTTTGCATTGCGCTGTTTAATCTAGTAGCTGTAGTTCTTTGCTGTATTAAACCCCAAGGGCTTTTGCCCATAGCTAGGGCAACCATTAAATCTTCGCCGGCATTTCGGATTGCATAGCGAGGACCAGCAAGAGTAAAAAATGACCAAAGACCTGTTATGTCCTCTACCCATTTACTGTTTGCAGTTCCTAAGACTTTTCTAGCAAAGGCACTTTTACCTGCTAATACATCTATATCGGCGAGATTAGGAGCAGATACAATTGTATTCATCTCACTAGGTAATAATGCTTTTCTAGATAGAACATCATCTCCTAGGCCTGTACGCATATTACCTTTATTACTTAAGGTTCTGCTTACAGTGTTAGCCTCTGGAGTTAAGTTTATACCTCTAAGATCTGCAACTTGTCCCCAAAGTGCTTGATAAATAGAAAACTTTTTAGATATGTCATCAGTACCAGCATATGCTTCTCTAAGTAGCGTTGCTGCATTAGTAGGTAAAGATAAAGCGGCCATACGATAGATCTGATCAGGAGCATCTTTCGCAAGTAGATCAAATTGATTGTCTTTAAATGCTGGTATCGGTGTAAATGCTCTCTTGATTTTATCTATAGCATTAAAAATTTGCAGACTGGATTTACGAGCAGTTCCTTTAACCGCTTCTCCATCCAAAGCCTTAACTAGTTTACCAGGCTCCATAGTAACAAGTTCATCATACAAACCGTCAAGATTGTTAGGTGAACCAAATAGTGCGTTTACTATAGCCGGAGATACTTTATTAAAGTCAAATACTTTATTTGCTAAAGTCAAGGTATTAATTCTTGTCTTACGGGTAAGATCCATACGAGGTAGTATCACTCTTTGACGAGCAATTGATCCTTGAGATATTATGTTTAGAACATCTTGAGTATTCTCAAACCAAGCCTTAGCGGTAGTTGCATTTGTAATAGGAACTGGACCTTTTATAAATTCATCTATAACAGAGCGACCAAACTCAGGTACAAGAATGGAAAGTTCTTTTCTTGCTTCAGCAGTTGCTTGAGGATTACTCTTTTTGTTATCTATTATCTTTTTAAGATACTCGCCAGCTTTATCCCAAACAGCAATTGTTTTAGGGTCATTAAAATAATCATTAAACTTTTGACCTTTTTCAGCAGCCTGTGCTGCGACTACGCCTACTGCGTAATTATTAAGATCATAAAGTTTTTTGACTTTACTTGCTACAATGAATGGATCAGTACGAAGGCGGAATATAGCATCGCCAACACCTGATACTACCTTGTAGAAAAAACCTTGTTCTCCAAAAAATGGAATATCAAATCCTAAAACTTTAGGAGTGCTTAAATTAGCTAAATCACCAGGTGTTACTTTATCAAGTATATTAGCAAATTGACGACCAGGAGAAAATTTAGCAGCATTGACAGCGTTTAATGCTTCGTTAAACTCTTCTTGTTCTTCTCTGCCTGATTCTTTATTTGTAGGATCTGCTATACGAAGATAGTATTTTTCTTCCTCTGTAGCATTTTGAATAAGATCCGATATATTAGCGCCTTCGCTAATTTTTTGAGCAATACTAATTTGTACATCACCGTATTTATTTATTGCTTTTTGAATACGATTAGTATTGTAAACTTTTTCGCCATCTTTGCCAGCTTCATCCCAGGCAAAGCCAAGTGTCTTTTTTTCTATAATTGGAATAGCTAAAGCACGATAAGTCTGGCTAACTCTGTCGGATGCAAATTGCAATCCTTTAAATGCTTGATAACCAGTGTAGTGCCAGGCAGTACCAAGAAGACCTTTTGGTCCTTCGTCTGGAGATTCCGTACCAAATGTATCTACTAGGTTTTGTTGTTGCGCTTGTGGCAAGGTATTGTAAATAGCGCTAGATACATCCTGTGGCATATTAAGCAAATTCTTATGCGTAGAAAATGCTTTACCTAGGTTATCTATTCTTCTTTTGTCTTGCTCTGATAACCCTGCGGCATATGCTGCTGCCTTTAAGCTCTCAGACACTATTGACCTCTAGACAAAGCGTTCTGATAAAGGTATTGGATTTCTCCAGTAGTGTCGTAAGGAATCATCTCTGCTAAAACATCTGATAATTTACGATCAGCAAATTTTGATTGCATCATTAATGCTGATGATCCTGGACCTTCACCTAAATCAATGCCACTAGTAATAGGTTCATCTGGGCGTTGTGACGGAGCGAATAATGGAGTTACTGGTGCTTGTGTTGCTGGACTAGCAGGTCTTCCACCTACATCATCTGCAATACCACGAGTCTTTGCTTTTGGTGCTGCTGTATTAAGTGCAGCAGTTTCTTGACCTTCTCCATATGATGTGGAACCTAAACTCATATCTGTTCTCTTGGAGAATTTGCCTGGGCCTGATGCACCAGCTAATGGACCTCTTGCCATTATTCCTCCTTTAAAGTTTCTAGATCTTGCGAAAATTGTTGCCAGACTTTTTCTTCCTGGCTCTTCTGTGTTGAATGGTAGACAGCTAATTGGTGCAGATCATCTGCAAGTGCTTCTATCACTGATATTAAATTTAAAAAGAATCCTGATGCTATTACTAGATAATCAGACAGTCGCACTGGGCGATTAAGATTATTATCGTTATTCACCCAGCGCTCCTATCAATAAAATAATTTAAGCCTTCTTACCCTTACGACCTGCTGGTGTGTATCCGAAGAATACTTTTCCAGTTGTTGGCAGTGCTCCATTCTTGCCCTCTACAGGCTTTGTTTCAGTAGCCTTTGCTCTTGATCCTTTGTTCATTTGTTCACCCCCTTCATTATGCTGCTCCGCCGATAGAGGCGAGTAGTTGTGCGATATCTGGTTGAGGTTGACCAGCAGCAGGGGCCGCTCCGCTTTGTTGTTCTGGAGTTGGCTGCGAGGCAGGGGCGGGGGCCGCACCTGCTACTGGAACTTGTTGTTCAGGCATTGTTGGCGCTGGAGCCACTGGCTCCGGTGCAAATGCTTTGGCAATGATAGTTTCTAGTTGTAATCCTTTTTGTCTGCCTTGAATGACATCAGCGATTCTAGTAATGATTTGGCTTGGGTCTTGACCTTGGGAAGCAAGTGCGGGTATAGCTTGTGCATACTGAGCAACAGCAACACGAAGAGAATCACGCATTTCTTCAATGTCAACCCTTTGTTCTTCTTGTGTAACATTTAACTCCATTGGGATTTCTCGGCGGACATAATCACGGGATACTAACTTGTCGCTACGCATTTGTAGTAATGCAATAATGGCTCTGTTAGGATCCATTCCTGACATAATACCGTAGCGTACATCTACGCCATACTCGCCTTTAATATCACGAGATGGTGTGTACTTTAATGTATAAGGTGTGCCGTCATCGCTACCCTTAATTGTCTTTACCATATTACCAAATACTTTTTCATCTACCTCAAAGGATAGAGAAACCATATCTGTAAATAGACGAGCGAACTGTGCTTGTGCTGCTTTAACCTGTGTATCAAAGCCAGCCTGTAGTGCTTGCACACCACGACCAGTAACAACAGAGGCATCAATATTACCTGAGCGAGTTTCAGGATAACGAGCACCAACGCGAAGTTCACGCTCTAATACACCAGACTCTGTGAATACACCTGCTGGTAGTTCTAGTGGAACTCTACGAATACCTTGTGGATTAGCAGAACGCATAATTGCATCTGGTCCCAAAGCAAGTTCTTGTACATCTTGTGGAATAGCAATAGGTGCTTGAATAGATTTCTCAGCAGCTTGGATCTGTAATACTGCGAATCTTGCACGAGCTAGTTGAACTGCTAGTACATCATCAAACTGACCACGAGCCTCACCATCAAGGGAGGATCGCATAGCAACGTTGGCTAAACACTTACCTACTGGGTTAGGAACATTACCTAGAATTAGATTCTGGCGTTCTGGTAGGAAGATCATATCCTGATCTTTGTCGTGGTA